AGAGATGAGAAAGCCTGGGGCGGCTGGTGCGCCGACGGAGAAGGCTTTTAGGGAATCGGCCAAGACGGCCAACAAACCTAGCAAGGGGGGGTGTAAGAAATGCCGCTCGTGAAATCTACGTCGAAAGAGGCGTTCCGGAAGAATGTGAAGGCTGAGGTGAATGCGGGCAAGCCTGTAAAACAGGCGGTTGCGATTGCGTATTCGGTCAAGCGTGAAGTGGCCTCGAAGAAGGGCAAGAAATGAAATCAGACAAGCGGGAGGAGAAGCTCCTTTCGACGGCTCGTTCGCGGTTGCAGATGGCTATCTCTGCTTACTCGGAGAGTCGTGAGGATGAGATTGATGACCTGAAGTTCTATGCGGGTTCGCCTGACAATCATTGGCAGTGGCCGGCTGATGTGTTGGCTACCCGTGGGGCGGTGCAGGGGCAGACGATCAATGCTCGGCCGTGTTTGACGATGAACAAGTTGCCGCAGCATGTGAGGCAGGTGACGAATGACCAGAGGCAGAATCGTCCGGCTGGGAAGGTCATTCCGGTGGATGATTTGGCGGACCCTGAGGTTGCTGAGATTTTTGACGGGCTAGTGCGTCACATTGAGTACATTTCGGACGCGGATGTTGCTTACGACACGGCTTGTGAGAATCAGGTGACGTATGGTGAGGGTTACATTCGTTTGCTGACGGAGTACTGTGACGAGAACTCATTTGACCAGGACATCAAGATTGGTCGGGTGCGTAATTCGTTCTCGGTGTACATGGATCCGACGATTCAAGACCCTTGCGGTTCGGATGCGCAGTGGTGTTTTATCACTGAGGACATCCTGAAAGAGGATTACGAGCGCATGTTCCCGGATGCGCGGCCCATTTCGACGTTGCAGACGTTGGGGATTGGGGATCAGTCGTTGTCGCAGTGGATTAACGAGGACACGGTTCGGATTGCTGAGTATTTCTACATTGAGCATGAGACGAAGACGCTGAACTTGTACCCTGGCAATATGTCGGTGTTTGAGGGTGATCCTGAAGACAAGCAGATGAAGGCGATGGGCATGAAGCCTGTTCGCACTCGTCGGGTGGACGTGCAGCGAGTCAAGTGGTGCAAGATCAATGGATATGAGATTCTTGAGGAGCGTGATTGGGCGGGTAAGTACATCCCGGTGGTTCGGGTGGTTGGTAACGAGTTTGAGGTGGATGGTCGGTTGTATGTGTCTGGGCTGGTTCGCAATGCGAAGGATGCTCAGCGGATGTACAACTACTGGGTTAGCCAAGAGGCTGAAATGTTGGCCCTCGCGCCAAAAGCCCCGTTTATTGGGTATGGTGGGCAGTTTGAGGGGTATGAACAGCAGTGGAAGACGGCCAACACGCAAAACTGGCCGTACTTGGAAGTCAACCCGGATGCGACAGATGGACAGGGCGCGGTTCTGCCACTTCCGCAGCGTGCCTTGCCTCCAATGGCCCAGACAGGGCTTATTCAAGCCAAAATGGGCGCTGCGGACGACATCAAGAGCACGACGGGTCAGTATGACGCAAGCCTGGGCGCGACGTCGAACGAGCGTTCAGGGCGTGCCATTTTGGCCCGAGAGAAGCAAGGAGACACGGGAACATTCCACTTCGTTGACAATCTTGCCCGTGCTGTGCGCTACATAACTCGCCAGATTGTTGACTTGGCGCCGAAGATTTACGACACCCAGCGAATTGCTCGAATTATTGGGATTGATGGCGAGACCAAGATGGTCAAAATTGATCCGACGCAGCAAGAGCCAGTGCGTAAGATTGTGGATCAGGCTGGGGTGGTAATTGAGAAGATTTATAACCCAAGCGTGGGCAAATACGATGTGTGCGTGACGACTGGCCCGAGCTACATGACCAAGCGCCAAGAGGCTCTGGATGCCATGTCTCAGTTGTTGCAAGGCAATCCTCAATTGTGGGCTGTGGCGGGTGATTTGTTCGTTAAGAACATGGACTGGCCTGGGGCTGCTGAGATGGCCAAGCGGTTTGCGAAGACGATTGATCCGAAGATCCTTCAGGATGATGATAAGTCGCCTGAGTTGCAAGCGGCAGAACAGCAGATGCAGGCAATGGGGCAGGAGATGGAGCAGATGCATCAGATGCTTCGTAATGTTCAGCAGTCTATGGAAGCCCGAGATATTGCTATCAAGGAGTTTGAGGCTCAAGTTAGGGCGTATGATGCTGAAACGAAGCGGATTAGCGCGGTGCAGGCTTCAATGTCTCCTGAGCAGATCCAAGACATTGTGATGGGCACGATTGCTGCGGCGGTGGATACTGGTGACTTGGTGACCGGTGCGCCGGAAATGCGTCAATCAATGCCTGTTGCGCCACAAGAGCAAGGTGAACCAAATGTCATGCAATGATTTTGTCGGAATGTTGTTCCTGGCGCGGGATGTCACGCATTCCGTTCATCTGAACACTCGCAGCTTTGCCAAACACAGTGCTTTAGGCACTTTTTACGATGAAATTGTTGATTTGGCTGATAAATTTGCCGAGACGTATCAAGGCAAATACGGCCTGATTGGCCCAATTTCCTTGATGTCTGCCAAGAAAACTAGCAATGTTGTGGAGTTCTTGCAGGATCAGGTAGACGAAATTGAGCAAATTCGTTACAAGGTGGTTGACAAAGATTGCACTGCTTTGCAAAACATCATTGATGAGATTGTTGGGTTGTACTTGTCAACCTTGTATAAGTTAAAATTCCTTGCATAATTGGAGCCAATATGGAACTTCTCCGACCCCTAGGCGACACTGACTTTCCTAGTCGAACTGTGTCTTATACGAATTCTGCGGGGAGCACCTCTACTTGGAGCCCTGGACCTCAAGGCGTGGTGGTTTGGTCAACGACCCCGTGTTATGTTGCAGTTGGTGTTGGGGCAACGGCCACCACATCCAGCACCCCGATTCCTGCATATACGCCGATTCCGTTTTACTTGGAACCCGGCTCTGGAGCACCCTGGAGAGTGAGCGCAATTCGCATCACTGACAGTGGTGATATTTACTGCAAACCGATCAACATCCGATGAGCTGGGGTGTCGGACTTCGCAACTCGATTGCGATTGGCCTAGCAGGGCTTGTGACGCTGTTTTCTGGCACCAGAGACAGCGGAGCATCTGTTGGTAATCTTCTCACTGAGTCTGGCGACAACCTCTCTCAAGAGGATGGCGGCATGATCCTTTTGGAGTAACGTAAATGCCAGTCGTGACACTTTCAATTTTTGGCGGAGTAGGAACTCAGTTTTTTGACAATAATGGCAACCCGTTGACAGGCGGAAAGATACAATCTTTCCAAGCAGGAACAACAACGCCACTCGCCACTTATACTTCTTCATCAGGGAGTGTGGCGCACACAAACCCGATCATTCTTGATTCTGCCGGCCGCGTTCCTTCTGGCGGCGAAATTTGGAATGAATACACTTATTTGTATAAATTTGTTTTATCTAATGCAAATAATGTAGTTATTGCAACATTTGACAATGTTGGAGGAAGCTTTAATGCGTCGCCAATAGTTGCAAACTTCACGGGCACAGGTGCTCAAGTTAATTTTGTGTTGGCATCAAGTCCGTCAAACGAAAATAACACACAAATTTACATTAATGGCGTGTACCAACAAAAAAACACGTATTCTGTATCGGCTTCAACAATTACATTTTCAGAAGCCCCGCCCATTAATTCAAAAATTGAAGTTAATTATTTATAAGGCACTGTCATGGCAGATTTGAAAATATCACAACTGTCGGCGTCAAGTGCGTTGGCAGGGACAGAAGTTACTCCTATTGTCCAAGGCGCAGCCACCAAAAAAGCAACGATTGATCAAATTCTTGCCCCAGCCGCTGGAAAGGGTGTGAATTTTGCCGCAAACACTCCTGCGTCTGGCATGACAAGCCAGTTATTGAACTGGTACGAAGAAGGGACTTGGACGCCTGCGGACAACAGTGCAGACAATCTTACCCTCACTGTTTCTTTTGCACGTTACACCAGAGTCGGAAGACAAGTTTCTTATATTGCGTCTATCGGATACCCTGCGACCGCCAGCGCAAATGCTGCATCTTTAAAAGGATTTCCTTTTGCTGGAAATCCTGCTTTGTTTGGACAAGTTAACTATACGACAGCAGCAACTGCTGATTTAAACTATTTCAGCGGCAGCGCAACTGCGCTGTTTTTGTTACGGCCAGGAGCAAATACAACAAATGCCCAAATGTCTGGAAAAACACTGATTTTTTCCGGCACTTATTTTGTGTAAAGGATTTAATCATGGCACTTACAAAAGTAACATACTCAATGATCCAAGGCGAAATTGTTAACGTCTTAGATTATGGGGCTGATTCGACGGGCGTAAATGATAGTGCGCCAGCAATAGCCGCTGCACACGCTACCGGTAAACCTGTTTTTTATCCGTATGGCACATATAAGCACGTTGGCTATTTTCCTGAGTGCGAAGGCGCTATTCTTGGTGAAGGTTGGTCTACTCAAAGCGGCGCAAAAACTACCAAGATTGTTTTCTATAACTGCACAGACACATCCAAAGCAGCAATTAAACTTAAAGAATCATCCCCAAAAAGCAATTTTTTTAGAATTGAAAATATTCAAATTATTGCATCTTCGTGGGATGCGGTTACAGGATGTTTGGGATTTGGCATAGAAGCCGGAAATGCCCCATTTATTGCAAAAAATGTTTATGTGCAATCATTCAAACGTAACAATATATTATTGCATCACGATGCAACATTAAATGGGCCTTACGAATCTTTGCTGGAAAATGTGGTTTCTGTCTATTCTGGAGAGCATGGTTGCGTTGTAGCAAATGGAGCTAATGCATTAACATTTATCAATTACCAAGGTAAATGGAACGGAGCACCAGCTTACAACACCCCACCATCTGTGGCAGGAAATCATGACGGGTTATACGTAACCGGAACTGTTGCTCTTTATCCAAATTATACACCTCAAGCCGTTAACATTATTGGTGGGGACTGCTCTTACAATTCACGATATGGCTGGGCTTTCTTTGAAATGGCGGATTCTGCATCCGTAATGCCCGGGTATGCAGAAGGCAATTTGGTAAAGCAAGCCTATATTGGAGTCAGCGTTTATAACTGCAAAATTGCATTTAGCAATATAAATGGCGGAATTCAAGAAATACAAAACGATCAATCTTACCCATATTATTTCTTTACGAACGCTTTTTATCTTGGCGGGAAGCAATTCCATCCTGCAAACAAATACAATTTAATTTCCAATCCAACGCTGCCGGACACATCTGGAGCAACATATATTAACGCACCTCAAGTAACTGACTTTATTTCACGCAGCAATAATTTTTCAATAACCACATTTTTGCGCTCAAACGCAAAACCGGATGGAACCGCAGTAGATCCAGCAACTGAAAGTTGCAGCTATTACGGCGGTGGTGGAACATATGCTATCGGAATTGGTTCAGGCAGTAGGCATTTAAAAGTTCAAGACAATTACATAAGACTTCCTGACTTATATTATCAGGCTACCGGGCTTGGTTGGGGTGCATCTGCCGTTGCACGCCTTAATTCGACAGCGGAACCGGCGGCAGGGACATGGGTGCAGGGCGATATTGTTTTTAACACTGCTCCAACTGCGGGCGGATTTATTGGTTGGGTTTGCGTTACTGGAGGAACTCCAGGAACTTGGAAAACATTTGGCGCTATTTCAGCTTGACACGCGCATTCTGAGCGCATAATCTGAGAACTGTACCGGCCCAGTAGACCGGGGTTTCTGCGGAAACAAAAAATGACTGAAGAAGTCCAGCAAAACTTAGCGGAGGTTGAATCCGCGCAAGCGCCCGAGGTGACGGCCACCACGGAAAACGCACAGAATGCGCCGGAAGTTGCTGACCAAAGCAGCGAAACAGCAGAGGAAAAGAGATTTACTCAGGCTGAACTCGATGCAATGATCGGTAAACGTCTCGCAAGAGAGCAGCGTAAGTGGGAACGTGAGCAACAAGCCAAGCAAGCAGAAATGCAAGCTCGGCAATCAATGCCCAAAGAACTCCCGCCGGTCGATCAGTTTGAATCACCTGAAGCTTATGCCGAGGCATTGGCTTTTAAAAAGGCTGAAGAACTGTTGGCCCAGCGAGAAGTTCATAAGCAACGTGCTCAGGTTGAGGAAGCCTACGCAGAGCGTGAGGAAGAAGCCCGAGGAAAGTATGACGACTTTGAACAAGTCGCCTACAACCCAAAGCTCCCAGTCACGGAAGTGATGGCCGAAACAATCAAGGCTTCTGACATTGGACCTGACTTGGCCTATTGGCTGGGCAGCAATCCAAAAGAGGCTGACCGTATTTCACGTTTGTCTCCACTTTTGCAAGCGCGTGAGCTTGGAAAAATTGAAGCAAAATTGGCTTCTGATCCGCCACAGAAAAAAACAACGTCTGCGCCTGCACCTATCAGACCTGTTACAGCTCGGACTAGTGGAAATCCAGCATACGATACGACTGATCCTCGTTCAACGAAGACCATGAACGCATCGGAGTGGATTGAAGCTGAACGCGCTAGACAGATCCGTAAGTTGCAAGCACAAATGAACCGCTAATTTTTATAAGGACTCAATCATGGCAAATAGCCTGTTAACCATTGACATGATCACCCGGAAGGCTCTCGAGATCCTCGAGAACAACTTGGTGCTCACCCGTAACGTCAACCGCCAGTATGACGACTCTTTCGCTGTTGAAGGCGCAAAGATCGGCTCTACCTTGCGCATCCGACTGCCTGATCGCGCTTTGGTGACCGACGGTGCCGCCCTGCAAGTTCAGGACGACAACGAACAATTCACCACTTTGTCTGTTTCCAACCAAAAGCATATCGGCGTGAATTTCACCTCCGCCGAACTGACCATGCAGTTGGACGACTTCGCAGACCGCGTTCTGAAGCCTCGTATCAGCCAACTTGCAGCCTCGATTGATGCTGACGTTGCAAACGCTTACAAGAGCATTGGCAACAGCGTTGGTACCCCTGGCACCACTCCTGGCACCTCGTTGGTTCTGTTGCAAGCTCAACAGAAGCTGAACGAAAACGCCGCCGTGATGAGCCCCCGTTATGCCACCGTCAACCCTGCCGCTAACGCCGGTTTGGTGGAAGGCATGAAAGGTCTCTTTAATCCAACCGACACCATTTCGAAGCAATTTAAGAATGGCATGATGGGCACCGGCATTCTTGGTTTTGACGAGATCAATATGTCTCAGTCGATCAAGCAGCACACGACCGGCGATTGGGGCACGACCATTGAAGTTGATGGCACGACCACGACCCAAGGCACTTCTCAACTGAACATCACTTTCACCGGCTCCGGCAAGACCTGGAAGGTCGGCGACGTGTTCACCATTGAGGGTGTGTATGCCGTCAATCCTCAAACCCGTGAGTCCACTGGCTCTTTGCAGCAATTCACGGTGACTGAAGACCTGACCGCTTCTTCCAGCGGCACTCTGAAGTTCTATCCCGCCCTGTACACCTCGGCTCACGCTCTTGCCACCGTGACGGGATTCCCGGCCAATGATGCAGACATCACGATGCTGGGTTCTGCTGCTAGCCAGTACGCTCAAAACTTGGTGTATCACAAAGACGCCATCACGTTTGCCACGGCTGACTTGCTGCTGCCCCAAGGCGTTGATATGGCTTCTCGTGCTGTCCATAACGGCATCAGCCTGCGCGTTGTTCGTCAGTACGACATCAACAACGACCGTATGCCTTGCCGGATTGACGTGCTGTATGGTTACAGCGTGATTCGTCCGCAAATGGCTTGCCGTATCTGGGGCTGATGAACCTAGGGGGCTTCGGCTCCCTCCTTAAATATTTGAAAGGAATTTGAAATGGCACTTCCTAAAGTTGGTGATGGCTATCAAGCCGGTGATGGCAACGTCAATGAAACCCTGAATGTGGGCGCATCTGGTCAAGCTGTTGCTCTTGGTTCTGGCACTGGCGGCGTGACTGTTGGCAATGCTGCAACGTCCAAAGTCGGCTTCTATGGCAAGACCCCCGTGGTTCAACGTGCTTACAGCTCTGCTGTTCACGCCACCTCGGCCCTGGCCACCTCGGCTTCTTTCGGCGCAACCCAACTGGCTGCTCTGCAAGAAATTCAAAACACGCTGATTGGCCTGGGTGTTTGGGCTACGGCCTAATAGCGCATGAAAGTCATCTTCTGCATCCCGACGTTAAAAAAGCCCTATCAGGCGACGCTTGATAGCCTTGCTGCCTCTATTCCGTTGATTCAATCGGCGGGATGGGAGGAGGGAATGGTTTCCGAAATTGGTTGCCCGTACATTTCACACGCTCGGTCAACCATGCTTAGGAAGGCTTTGGATGCAAAGGCAGATGCCATTGTGTTCATTGACCATGATGTTTCATGGAAGCCTCAAGACCTTTTGACACTGATTGAAACCAAGGGCGATGTTGTCTGCGGCACCTATCGGTTTAAGAAGGACCAAGAGGAATACATGGGGGCGGTGCTATCT